TGCCCGTTCCATGATAAAAAGTGTCATCCCCAAACTCTGCCTTAGTATCTGTACCCATAATCTCATCATTATGGATAGCTACCTCTCTCCTTACATCACCCGCGCCTATATCGCTTAGAGGGTTTATGTACTCTTCTGGGTAGGATATAGAGCCATCAGGGTTAGTTTTAATTTGATTAGGGTCTAGGTTAGCTTTTCTTGCAGCGTCTTTGAGCTTGTCAACAGATGTAGCGCCTTTTACAAATGCACCGCCTACACCCGCCTCTGCCCTCTCACTACCTCCCATCAATGCTATTCCTGTACCGCCACCTACTAACATTGCTAAGGCTTGTTGTTTAGGTATGCCCTGACTCTGTGCTAGCTCATCTACCTGATTCATAGGTATGCCGTTTTTCTCAGCTATTGAGATTAGAGAATCATCGAATACTACAAAGTTCTTTGTGCCTCCCTCTTTACCGCGAGAGAATCCATCATTGTAGCGCACGCCTTTGATGCCAGCGTCTGCTAATGCTTTAGAGCCTTCTATAGACTCGCCACCATAATCAGCCAAAGCTCTATATAAATCTTGACCAGTTGCCTCTACTCCTACATCTCTACCATCTTTATAGGCTTGCAAAACACCCTTTGTCTTACCCATAGCATAGCTATCATCTACATCTAAATTTTTAGCTATATCTTGTATGTATTCAGGCTGCTCACTCAATGGCAAATCCCAATCAAGCATCTCTGTGTCTGGGTCTATGTCTAGTTCTACTTTGTAGAGGTTTCCTTGTTTTTCTGGAGCAATAACTAACCCCTCTCTATTTCTAATAATCCAGTCTTTAGAGTCTTGGTATTCCCGCTTCACTTTGTCTGCTATATTCCCGCCTGATTTGTCTAGCGTATTAATGCGGGCTTGTATTTTCTCTAATGCCTTTTCTATATCACCATCATGTACGTCTATTTCCATTCTCGCTTTTTCTGGCGAGTCTATTTTGACGCCATCTCTCTCTAACTGCCTATTAAATAGGCCAACTTTTGTGTAATTTTTAGACACATCAGGATTCTCAGCAAAGTAAAGCCCATGACCATAAGCCTGAGCACCTTCGCCTGTACCTATATTCGCAGAGCTAAACTTATCTACATCGTGAGGCGTACCGTGATAAGCCTGAATTTTTTTAGTAACATAGTTAACAGCATCACCATCACCATCTTTAGCGCGTTTAGCTAGTTCTTTAGCTACTATTGTTTTGAATCCCATTACTGGCTCAGCAATCCGATTAGTTCATTAGTTTCCATATTCACCACGTTCTTTCTGATATCCTCTTCATTCATCCTTTCAAATTCTTTAATCTTCAATTCAGCATGTACGATATTAGTAGCGTTCTTAGTCGATTCCGTTTCCGCTTGTTCAGCTTTTAGGTAAGTATCTGCTTCTGTATTGCCTATCTTCGCTTGTGTTAATTGAGTTTCAGCAAACACTTTTCGCTCATTACCTTCAGAATCACGCATTTTAATCTGCAACTCACCTAGTTTAACCTCAGCTTTCAATCTTTCAGCCTCACCTATGTCAGCCTGTGCTTTTATCGGTAAGAATCTTAGCTCCTCATTAAGCTGCTTAATTCTTTCTTGCTCTGCTTGCTGTGCGGCTTGCTGCTCTTCTGTAAGCTCTGGATAGATAGCTTCTATGTTATCCGTTCCAATAGCCTCTAAATAACCCTTAATGACTGCCTGAACGTCACCACCTGACTGTTCTATCTGACCTAAAATAGACAATTGAGCATTAGCCTTTTGCAATCTTTGAATAGTGCTAGAGCTTTGCGGGTTCATTGCAGGGATGATATCCATATCAGACATAGAGAAGTCTTTTATAGGATCAGCATCTTTATTATCGACCAATTCAGAATAAAATGCAGGGTCCATAAACTTAGCGTTAAGCTTAAACCATATACGAAACTCTTTAGCCATTGCCCTATATATGCGTAGGATCAAAGCACCGTTAGCCTCTTGCTGTTCTTGCACTATGCTTAATGCAGTAGTAGCTGGCGTATTCTGTCCAAGGGCTGCACTTAAATCAGTTGTGCTGGAGAGCCTTTGAGCTTCTGCTTGCATAGATTGATTTAATTGAAATAGGGTAGGGCTAGGCTCTTTGAAATCATACAGCCTAATACCAGTAGCCAAATCTTGAGCGCTAATGTCTGTAGAATGGAACGTGCCCGGCTTAATCTTTAAGTTGCCGAGCTTCTTCCTAAATCCTCTAGCCAACCAACCACCCTGAAGGTTAGCCATAGTGCCGGCATCTATTAGCTGGTTTGTAGTTGTATTAATACCCTGACAGTAAGCACCTAGAACATGGAAGTAACCAACACTCAGGAAATTTCCTTTAGGATCAGATATAAATGGGTACTCAGTTATGGCCTCATCTCTAGTAATCTTAACAACGGTACGCTCTTCAATGTCGCCTTCAAACTGTAGCTCATCATCAATGAATATAGGTTCATTTGAATTATCACGCAAAATAAGACGGTCAACGCTAGAAGCCCTACCAATCTCATCCATCACAATAATGTCATCAAGGTTATATTGAGCAACAATACGCACAACTGAACCGCTAGCAGCGTGCAGAGTGACGATATAAGGCTCTGAATAGTCGTCACCGTCCAAGTCTAGCCATGTTTCTTGTTCATAAAATTCTGTGATCTTATCTTGTGTGGCTTCATTCTCTTCACGCTCACCAGTCTTAGCGCCTAATTCAATCTTTCGATCTAACCAAGCACCTGAAAGTATAAGTTCCTGAACCTCTCGCGGGCTTTTATAAATCCTGTGGGTAAATCTTGGTGCAGTTTCTAAAGTTCTGGCTTCCTGACTGATAGCAAAGTTGGGAAACTTAATAACCTCTGATTCGTTATGACCTAAATTAGAATTGTAAAATGTCTTCTTAAACATCGAACCCTGACAAGAAACGTCATAAAGTAACTTATCTTGCTCTTTTACCCATGTGTCCGACTCAGTTGTGAGCTGGTAGTCCATTGTGGCCTCTACACGCTCTATACGGTCGGCTTTCTCACCAGTAGGGTCGTTACCTACCGGCTTAGCTTTAACTAGGTCGTCGCCCCTTAGAAGCTCCTGTGATGCACGATCACCAAACTTAAGACGGGCTTCCATTAGTATTGGGGATTTAAAGTTAGAAGCATTCTCCCAAGGAGTAGAACGGGACTTAGTTGCGGGGGTTATTAAATCTATACCTTTCTCGTTATCAGCTCGCCATTCTGCCATTGACTTCCAATCAGCTTGGAATCCTTCTTGAGCTTCACGGCCAATAACACCAAGCTCATGCTCTCCACCTTCTTGGTCTAATATCATTTCAGCAATATTAATATCGCTCATTAGTTCTAATAGTTTTTTAATAGCCAAGTGCGTTATCCTCGTCTTCGTGTTCATCCGCGTAGTAGTTATCGTCGTACTCATCTGCGCGTGTTACATGATTCCCACGAGTAAACCCGCAAGCTAAATACTGTTCAGCATCGGCGGGGTGTGAGTAAATATCTTTGTCAGGCTTAAGATTGTAACGGCTTTCACCTGATAATTGAATCTTTTTGTATTTGTACCCTCCCATCTTGCCCTTTCGCAAGTATTTGCATTCTTTATTAAGTACGTAAGCAGGGTAGCCACCGTCAACCAATCGAGTTAAAAACCCCTTAACAGCATCAAGCCTAGCGGTAGGATCATTAGTAGGTGCGCCTTCAGTGTAAAAGCCCATATTCAAAGGAACTATAATATCCCCGTCCTCATTATCAACGTAGTCATCGTTCAATATACCAATGGCCGACTTAGCCTCACTCTCACCCCGAGCGCTTCCAGAAGGATCACCAAGGCTAAACAATACTTCAAAGCCACTGTATTTAGTTGCTAGCAAAGGTTTAACAATATCACGGGCAAACTGTCTTACACCCATATCTTCAGAGAATAACTCATCATGCACTATGAATTGGCCAAGCGCTGTCATTTGTCCTATGACGCATGAGGGAGTTAATCCAAAGTCCCAGCCCATAGCTATAGGTACGCCTTTAATCGGCACTATGCCAGTCTCAGGGCAGTGTAAGCGGTCGTTATATTCCTGATAGACAGGTTTACCAGTCTTCAAGTGCCCGTAATTGCCCAGAACCATAACGTCAATGTGGTCTTCATCATTACCAGCAATCATATCTAAGTAGTATTGAAAGCCACCGGGCAAGTGATCTATATTCTCAGATAAAGGATTAGGCGTGTAGCTGCCATCAATCTGCTTAATTAGTGGGGCTGGACCTCTGAAGAACTCGAATATTCTTCTAGTCTCACTCTTAGCAAATTCCTTTGTATGTTCGGGCGTACTTCTTAAGCAATCCTCTTCAGCTAACTGATACCACCAATGATCATCGTCTGAGGGGTTAGTGTCCATTAAGAGAGCTTTACGCTTACAGGGCTTGTACTTGCCTAACAGCTCACGTTCAACAGGGCTATCCATGTTAAGCATTGCCTCAGTCCATCGGGGCGCTTTGTAGTTCTTTTTAGGATTATCCTCGTAGCCATCAATAACAGACGGGTAACGGCCTATCCTTTCCCTACTACCCTTAACTACCGCGTAGCTCATTTCACGGGCTTCATTAATAAAAATACCCGTAACCTCTAGAGATAATAGTTTTTTAACGTCCTCATCCCTATCAAGCGCTAGGAAATAGACCTCAAATTCCATGCTAGTACCGTCTGATAAGGGCTGCTTAAACTTAGCTGTAATCATTGGATGCATGTTGATAGGGCATACTTGCTCGGGAACCCATTGCTTCCAAGTATTGAGAGTAGTTGTTCTAAGCTCTAACGAGGTATTACGAGTGATAGCCCATCTGGTTTTCCTTATACCGTCCTCGTTAGGCCACTGGTCTTCTGCTAATCGTAGTATCTCCTTAATGCATGTAACAGACTTACCATTGCCAACCGGCCCCATAAAGCCACGCACGACGGCCTCACTCCTATGGAACTTCTTAGCGGTAGGTTCTGCTATATAGGTGAGTGTTGTCATTTAGTGAATAATGCCGAGAGTTTTACCGATAGCCGGACCTGAAGGCAATAGAATCTGGCCCTCTTCGCATTTCTCCCATTGAACCATCCAGCCCTTAGTAGCGCTTAACCATAGTGTCGCGTCTGGTGTGGGCTGATCGTCTTCAACTTCGGGAAAGGAGTCTTTATTAAACAAGCATAGAAAAGCTCCATCACCGTCATTCTCAGGCTCTATGTGATAATGCCATACATTTAGACCAATAATAGCATCTCTAAGCGTTTGCATTAGTAGTTTGCTACCAAAGACCATTTCATAGTAAGCGGGAATATATACCTTAATTCTGTGGCGTTTCATCTTTTCCGTGAACTTAACGCTAACAAATTCTTTCATATAACCCTCTTAATAATGGTTAATAAATGTAATGCCTTCTGGCGTAGTTAAAGCTACTTCCTGCTTATCCTTCCAGTTTGCGTTATCTCGGTTATTTAGAAAGTATTTCTGTGCTGGTGTATCGCCATCCAAAGCGTTATTAAACAAAGCATTAGTTATCTTTTCTATTCCTTTAGATTTACCCCTGCTTATAGCTTCAGAAAATTCAATAAATTCTTTCTTTCTTTTAATTAGTGTTTCTTGGCTTATACCTAGCACATCGGCTATCTGATATTCTGCAAGACCTTGCCCTGATAGGGTTTCAGCCTTTTCGCATACTTCGGGAGTTATTTCAAAAGAGGGTCGTCCGACTGGATTCCCTGTGGGTTTTCTTGGCTTC